GTGATTATGGCACGCCTGGCTGACTACTCGAATGATGATGGTGTCTGCTATCCGAGTGTTGAAACTATTTGCCGCCAGCTGGGGCTCGGGGAAAGCACGGTCAGGACCGCCATTGCAGAACTGGAGTCTTCCGGTTGGCTGCGTCGTGAATCACGCCGTAAAGGTAATCGCAATACGTCCAATCTTTATCATTTGAATGCCGAGCGTCTCGAGGCTCTGGCACGCATTGAGAAGGATAAAGTGGCAGTGCTGAAACAGCAGCGCAGGACTAACGGTTTTCACCCGTCAGATTCTGACCCTTCAAAATCTGAACCGTCAGATTCTGTATGTTCAAACGGTTTTCACCCGTCAGATTCTGACAAAAATGGCATTTTCACCCGTCAGAATCTGACCCCAGATCCACAAGTAAATTCAAAACATGATCCACAAGTAAATTCAAAACAAGAATCACAAGATATTCGCGTGTTTAGCAAAGCCTATTCTGAAAAACGCTCTTCCAAAGAGAACTATTCCAACGACTTCGAGCAGGCCTGGCAGGCATACCCTAAACGTGCTGGCGGTAATTCTAAAGCTGCTGCCTGGAAAGCCTGGAAAGCTCGAATCAAAGACGGTGTTACCACTGTGGCAATGCTGGATGGCGTAAATCGCTATGCGGCATATGTCCGCGCAACCGGTAGCGCCGGAACGCAGTACGTGAAACAGGCGGCGACCTTCTTTGGACCCGATCGGCATTTCGAAGAGCCATGGCAGGCGCCATCTGGTGCGGTAAGCGGTAGGCCTGGTGGACTGCCGGTTTCGGGGTTTAGTGAACAAGACTATGGCCAATCAGACTGCAACTGGTAAGCAGGAGAAATCACAATGCTGAGTATCAAACAACGTGAAGAAAGGGAAGCTCTGGTGGCAAAGCGCGAAGGGCTTCGTGAAGAGCTGGCGTTTGCTGTGGAACACAAAAAACCGTGGCAGTGGGGAAGCTGGGAGTCAGGGAACGTCCACGCCGCCGCCTGTGAAAAACATGGTGATTATCAGCGTATTTCCCTCACTGGAAAAGCCTATCGAGGCGTTGAAAATGTTAAGCACTCCCAATGCCCGGAGTGTGTGAAAGCGGAACTTGCTGGCATTGAATCCAGTCTGCGTACATTGCGAGTAGCCGACCTGATAGACAATGCCGGGATCGCACGACGGTTCGAAGCATGTGAATTCGATAACTACCAGGCCATAAATCAGGATGCCGCCAGAAATCTCGCGGCTTGTCAGCGTTATGCCACCAGCTGGCCTGAACGCCTTAAAGCTGGAACTGGGCTCGTTATGACAGGAAATTGTGGTACCGGCAAAAATCACCTGGCAGTTGCTATGGCAAAGAGCATCATCCGGGATCACCTTGCGAATGTGGAAATCACCGATGTCATGCGCCTCACCCGAGCGGTAAAAAGCACATGGCGCCACAATGCCGAAATGACCGAGGAAGACGTCATTGAGCGCTTTGCTTCACTGGATCTGCTGATTATCGACGAAGTTGGCGTTCAGTTCGGCAGCCCGACTGAAATGACCATCCTGCAGGAAATCATCAATGCCCGGTACGAAAGCATTTTGCCAACAATCCTGATCAGCAATCTTACATTCGACCAGTTGAAAGAAACGATTGGCGAGAGAATTGTGGATCGGGTTACCGATGGTGGCCGCAACCGTCTGGCATTTGGCTGGGGAAGTTTCCGTGCCATCGCGTCAGGAGTTGTAGCATGACTCCTGTCTGGAAAAATGAAGATCTGGAAGGTGCGGTGATCGGCGCAATTTTTCTGCGTGGAGCCGACCCTGAGGTACTGGATATTCTTTCCAGGGTGCCAGCCACCGCGTTCTCGGTACCGCAGTATCGGGAAATCTATACTGGGATCTGCCGTCAGGCGCGTGGAGCTGGCGTTATTGACCCTGTACTGCTCTGCG